GTTTAGCCTCCTCGTAGTTTGCTATCGGTTTAATTCTTGCCGAGTTATACATTGATGTTGCATATGTTTGTGCCATTACTTCCTCCCTTCTAAATAAGATATGATTACTTGCAAGCGTATAATCTCACGCTTGAGTTCTGCATTGTTGTCAACGATATCGTCATACTTCATTTGCAATGCTCGCAACTCATCGTCTTTCTTGATATACTCCTCGATTATCTTGTCTTCGTCGCTGATGCGTTGTGGTACAAAGTATTTGCTATCCTCGTACGGTGTGTTCTCACCATCGCCGTTAAAGCCTGTGTACTTCCTCTGACCTACAAGACCTGCACCGAACAAAGATTCTGCAATCTGCTGACTTACTGTTTTTTTACCTAACTGCTTAGTCGGGTCAGTTTTCTTTTGCTTTTTGCCGTGCTTATTGTTACGCTTGGTGTTCATACCATGCTTCTCACGCAACGATTTAGTGAGTTGAACTAAATAAGCCTTGCGATGATCGTCAGTATTTAGATGAGCAAGTTTGACTAGCATTTGGTCAGGCTCATGGACACCGTTGATGAACGCTTCTTTAACTGCTTTGGAAATACCTTTATTAATAACTACCATTTTGATTCTCCTTCTCGGTTGATACTTAGCGACATGATGTCGCCAAGTGGTTGGTTAAGATAATGCAACTGCTTTGAAAACAAAAAACACCACAAGACACACCGTTATGATTAACGGAACTGCAAAACACAAAAACTCTGTGAGAAATACTCTCATGTCCGACATCTCAGGGTCGGATTCAAACCATGACGCATACTTCGCATCTTTGAACGCATCATGTGATGACCTGTGCGTTTTGTTGTTATGCACAAAATCACCTATGTTTCTAGTCTCGTTGTCTTGATTCATATCAAACCCCCATATCTTTCTTGCGTTTAATTAAATATGCCTTAACACTACTTGCTAAGATGCGACGATGCCCACCACTTGTACGCCATGATTTAAACACGCCATCGTCAACCATCTTTTGTATCGTACCAAGTGATAGCAAAGTAACTTCTGCAACTTGCTTTGTGGTTAAATACTTCTCAATGTAAGCGTGGTCTATCACTTCCCACTCCTCCCAATATTTCTTAGTCATTTCCTTTCCTCCTCTAAGTTGTCGTCATCAATGCTATCTAAAAACTCATCTACTGCGTTTGCTACATCATCAGGTATGTCCGTCACGTAATGGAACGTGCCGTCTGCCTTCTTGACTTTGATACCCCACCAAACTATTTCATTACTCATCTCAATACCTCCCCTGTTTTATCAAAATGTTTCCAAGCATCACACGTGGGACATCCGTCCTGATGCACGTCGCAACGCTCACCCCAATGCTTCTCTTGTGCCATGAGTCGCATCTCTTTCATTACTTGGTCTAAGTCTTTGCCTGTGAGGTCATCATCAGGGTTTCTTCTTCTAAGTTGCATATCAACCTCCTTGTTTAACGGTTCTGTCTAACCACGTATACTTCTTGTATCTAGGGAAAGGCCCGAAATCAGTCTCTTCAAATTCAAAGTCGGCCTCGTCTACTTCTATTACAGGTGGGTGGTCAAAAGCATTCCTTATACGCTGTGCTTCTTCTTTGCTCATAGCAGTTGCCACGCTGAATGAAAAACTAGCGTATTCTTCGTCACCAATAATAAATTCGTGAGCAGTTTCATACGGCTCTTCATCAGGAAACCGTGAGTCAATATGACGTATAGTTCTGTAGTGCCACGAAAAACTACACCCAGTATCATCATCTTCTACTTCTTCAACAGGTCTTGAACCTGCGTATCCATCTTCGCATATCTGCATCATTGAATCCCCCATATAAGAATTAAAACTAAAACACTAATAAAAAAGAAAAATATATCAATCATTTCATACCACCTTTCTCGTTAATTACCATCTGAAATATCTGTGGGTAGCCGTAGTCTTGGGTGTCTACACCTAGCGTATCCTTCATGTAGTCACTAATACTCTCCATGTAGTTTTCTCTAGCGTCGGTGTAATCCGAAAAGGCAAAGTTATATCGCCATTCAAAACAACCATCGCAAAAGTTATCCTCGAATGTAAACTTGACCACTATTACCTCTGACTCTTCGCCAATCCTAGCCCACGAACTGTCCGTAAAAGACACCGTAACAACAGGTCTATTTTTAAACCACGCTTGCACTAATTGCTTACTCATCTCAATCCTCCAATCTATCGCATTGTTTAATTGCATCGGCTAGGTTACTAGCAACATCTAGTAATACAAAGTTCTTTTGGTCTAGACGCACACCGTTCTTCGTTGCTTCGTTCAGTTGCCGTACGGCTAGACTCACATGGTTCTTGAGTAAGGTGTACGAACTAGGACTGGCCTGTGTAACTGCTGAACTACCACCCATACCCAAGTCGTCTTCCTCGTTGGGGGCAAGTAGCATCTCCATCTCTTCTTGGTAGCGTAGATTCCAATTGTTACGGAACTCACGCAGTTGCTTATTGTTCTTACGCTTCTCAATGTTCTCAGCAACATGGGCTTTTATTTCGATTCTCATTTACATCTCCTTTGGTTATTTAGCGACATCGTGTCGCTAAGTGGTTGGTTAATCATCAATACTTTCTTGCAACGGATTAGTTGGGTCATACGGCAGGGATTCTTTAACATACTGCAATACCTTAAAGTTACCCATGAACTGCTGACGCTGATGCAGGTTCGCTCGTGCGTATAAGTTTTGGAACTCATACATTTTCTTTTCCCATTCGTCTTGTGGGATTGTCTGTGGGACTGCCATATTACACCTCCGTTCTTTTTGGGTTTAACTGCTTGAGCAACTCAGGGTCGCTGATGTAAGTCGGAGTAGACTTGTTGCTTGGTATAACCATGCTCTCTTTCCACTTGGACTCGATTCGTGCGATTTTGTCGCCACAGGCCATGCAAGCACGAAAACCTAATGCGTTGCGAGCAGGGTCTACTTCTCCCTCGCACTCTTGGGTAATAACTGCATAACATAGATACATATACATCTCCTTTGGTTGACTTAGCGACATGATGTCGCAAAGTGGTTGGACTACAAATAAAAAGACATGGTACGAGCAAAGCAAAAACGCTGGGTAATTTTTATTTCTACAACATAGTTGTAGTATAACACATAAACTGTACAAAGTCAAGTCCAAGTAACTTGGGTTTATTGAGCAATATCAAGGACTTACAAGCAATGTTCGGAATGTTCTGCAATGTTCGGGAATGGGGGGAGAAAAGGTACAAAAGAAATTCAATGAAATCAATGAGATAGGTGATAATGTTCTAATGTTCTTAATGTTCTAATAAATTACTATACTAAGAACGAAGATAAAATAGGAAACTTTACAATGGAATAGCCTGCGAAAACACCTTGTGAAGGGGGTCTTTAGAGATGCGAAATAATATTTTTTAGCCAAGTAAAATCCTCGAACATTAGGAACATTAGAACATTCCTTTAAAATCAAGGACTTGCTAGGAACATTACAAAGAACATTAGGGTTGTTTTCGGAACAAATGGAGGCCAATCACGTGGTGCTAAAGATTCTGTGTGATGTTGGGCTATTGCGTTGGCTCAAGCGTTGCCTTAACCGTTGGCTCAAGCGTTGCTATGGGAAAGATAAAGAACTGGTACTACAGAACTGGTTGGAACTGGTTTGGAAAACCCGACCGAAGTCGGGTTTAGATTACTCACGAACGGGAATGCCAACGTGATTACTAGGAAAACGAACTAACATAGCATCACGAGCAATAAACTCTGCTTCAACCGTTAACTTAGAATAATTGGGGTTGAGTTTAACGAACTCAGCAATTTTCATATCGATATGAGCAAAATCACAATGATGTGATAGCAAAGAAACACGCTTGCCCCGTTCACGACCATGCTTGTCTTTACCAACTATTACCCAAGTATACAACTTTAAATACCCAACGGAATTATCCATAACACCTCCTAAAAAGAAAAGAAAAAACTTGGCGACATTGTGTCGCCAAGTATCAAAGAACTACAGGTTAAACAGCACGCATTACTTGTTTCTTAGGTTCAAGTTTAATGCGACCCTCGAACCAAGCAATACACAAGTTTAACTTTTCCTCGTCAATCGACTCTTTAATAAGAGCATTCAACGCTTTCTTGGTCGGTTCTAAGGAAGTAAGAGTTTCCTTGTTCTCAACCTTAGTGCGACGCAAGTCCTCTTTCTTAAGCCGACCCGCTTCCTCGAAGTCATTACGCTGAACTGCATCAGCAATAGCGACTTTCAAATCAGGGATAGACTCGAGACGCTTCGCTTCCTTTTGCTCACGCTCACGCTTCGCAATAGACTTGGGGTCGTCAGACTTAGGAACTTCAAGACCCGTCATACTAAAGTAACGCTCGAACGCCTTAGAGCAAGTTTTCTCATGCGTATCAGACAACGGCAGAGCCATTTTACGCAACCCAGCCCATGTGTGCATAAACAACGAACGGCACGCATGATAGTGAGCATAGTTAATTTCAACCACAGCAGTAGTCGAACCTGATTGCAAAACCGACCTAGAATTGCTTTCAAGCAATCGCTGAAGATTAGCAACCATAGCCTTAATTCTAGTTTGCACATCATCAAACGATTTCTCGAGAGAATCTAAAGTAGTAACTGTATTTTTCAGTAATTCAACTGAATCAGCAGTTAAAACATATTTGCCATCAGCACCGATAGTGCCACCCAATAAATCTAAATCATCAATGGAATTTTTATCCATGATAGACATCTCCTATGATACGGGTTAGATACTTAGCGACATCATGTCGTTAAGTTACCGTGAGAGATAAGTATCATTTCCCCCATGTAATAATCATATACCCATATTCTAAAATAGGTAAAATCTATACAGGAAATAGCCAATAGAATCAAAGACATATCGCCGACAACCTTAAAAATAAAACGCCCTTTAAAAAATAAAACGACTCCCTTCGATAGATATATACAATAGTAAATAGAGTATTGGATTCCATACTTACTGGGTAAACTTACTTGGTTCTAATGAAATCTACAATACTAAGTAGGTATACGGGTTCTAATTGGCATCAGTGGTATAACGAACGCCCCACCCCCTAAATACAGCCTGGTAACTCAACCGCCCACATACACAATGATTTGCACAGTCAATCCTCATTTTTTAAAAATTACCCCCACCCCCTTTAGTTTATTAGGGTAAACCCGGAGTATTATATTTTGCAAAAACCCCCCCATCATGTTTTGGGTCCCCTGCACCCCACGTATATATTTTTTGCAAAAAAATATAACTAAGCTATACTATATGTATAGTTAACCCACAAAAAGGTTATATGCCTGTAAACGTCGAACCAACTCTCGACAAGCCAATACCAAGTCACGCTTACCCACAAAGGGGTGAGGACGAAGTTGCCCGTGCAAAAATCGCAGGGAATACAGCTCTTTTACTTGAAGAGTTAGGTGCTTCTTTTGATATGACCCCCGAAGATAATGCTAAAGCCGTTGAAATGTTTAATACTATGGGGAAAAGCGGAGAAGTAACAGAGCGAGAGAAGCAGTTAAAGAACCCAGGATTTGCAGTATCACTATATAGATACATAAATGATTACGAACGGCAGATTGTCCAAGACAAAGTTCAAGTTAGAACAATAGTTACTAATAGACTGCTTGAGATTTCAGAGAGCGAAGACCATAAAGTAGCCCTAAAAGCGCTAGAATTGCTCGGAAAAGCATCAGATTTGTTCACAGAACGCTCAGAAATTACCATTACGCACCAAACTTCGGATGAATTAAAGCTGGCGCTACGTGAAAAGATACGTCTTTTGATGGAAATGAACACTATAGATATAGATCCAACCCCCCAAAAGATAGAAAATCAACCTAATGATGACGTCATTGACGTAGAATCTTATGACAACAGCGACAGCTGAACCGCTATCTAACGAAGAACTTGCACATCTAGAACAAAACCTAGATAAATTGACTGACGCACAGATGCGTTCGCTCTTGGAACAGTTAGACGTCACGGTAAATGCTAAGAATAAAGAGAATTGCCAAGAGAATTTCATGGACTTTGTACATAAGGTCTGGCCTCACTTCATTGATGGAGATCATCATGCCAAAATGGCTGCTGCGTTTGAGAAAGTTGCTCGTGGAGACTGCAAACGACTTATTATTAATATGCCTCCACGTCATACTAAGAGCGAATTTGCTTCTTACCTATTACCTGCTTGGTTTTTGGGTAAATACCCAACAAAAAAAGTCATTCAAACGTCCCATACCGCTGAATTATCCGTGGGATTTGGTAGGAAGGTCAGAAACTTGGTTGATTCGGAGATATATAAGTCAATTTTCCCAGGAGTTGGACTCCAAGCTGATTCCAAAGCAGCTGGGCGGTGGGCGACTAACCAGAACGGAGACTACTTTGCTATTGGTATCGGGGGCGCTGTTACGGGTAAGGGTGCGGACATCCTTATTATTGACGACCCTCACTCTGAACAAGAAGCAACGCTAGCGGAATCTAACCCAGAAGTTTACGACAAGGTCTATGAGTGGTATACATCTGGACCAAGACAGCGTCTGCAACCGGGCGGCGCTATTATTATAGTTATGACACGTTGGTCAAAGAAAGATTTGACTGGACAAGTAATTAAAGCTGCGGCTCAACGATCAGGTGAAGACTGGGAAGTAATTGACTTCCCTGCGATACTACCTTCGGGTTTACCCTTATGGCCCGAGTTTTGGAGTTTAGATGAGTTAACTGCCTTACGTAACGAATTGCCTAGTGGCAAGTGGATGGCTCAGTATATGCAACAGCCAACCTCAGATGTGTCAGCTATTATTAAGAGGGAATGGTGGCAATGGTGGGATGAGGAGAATCCGCCAGAAATTAACTTTATTATTCAGTCTTGGGATACTGCATTTCTTAAAACAGAACGGTCAGACTATTCAGCTTGTACGACATGGGGTGTATTTTATATAGTAAATCCCGTTACAAAGAAGGAAGATGCTAATATAATCCTACTTAATAGCTTTAAGAAACGTATGGAGTTTCCGGAACTTAAACAACGAGCGGTGGAAGAGTGGAAGGAATGGGAGCCTGACTCAGTAATTATTGAGAAAAAAGCATCAGGTGCGCCACTAATATTTGAGTTACGCAGAATGGGTATACCTGTTCAAGAGGTTGAAGTAAACAGGGGTAACGATAAAGTAGCAAGGTTAAACGCTGTTGCGGATGTGTTTGCTAGTGGCAAAGTGTGGGTTCCGTACACACACTGGGCTGAAGAAGTGGTTGAAGAGGTTGCAAGTTTCCCGTCAGGCGAGCATGATGACTTGGTGGACTCAACTTCTCAGGCGATAATGAGGTTTAGACGTGGTGGGTTTATTACTTTAGATACTGATGAACCAGATGATGTTGTTTACTTTAAGTCTCGTAGGAATAAAGGATACTATTAATTATGGCAATAGATAAAGCACTATACGCAGCGCCACAGGGCATCGCTGCTATTAATAATGACGAAGAACCAGACCTCGAGATAACCGTCGAAGACCCTGAGTCAGTAGAAATTGGTATTGACGGTAAACCTATATTAAGAATAGAAAAAGACGAAGAGGAAGAAGGCTTTGGTGATAACCTTGCTGAGTATTTAGATGAGGGTACACTTTCTTCACTTGCTGATGACTTATTATCTGATTTCGAAGATGACGTTGCTTCCCGCAAAGACTGGATGCAGACTTATGTAGATGGCTTAGAACTTCTTGGTATGAAGATTGAAGAAAGAAGTGAGCCGTGGGAAGGTGCTTGTGGTGTGTATCACCCACTATTAAGTGAAGCACTTGTAAAGTTCCAAGCAGAAATGATCATGGAAACAATGCCGCCAAAAGGTCCAGCTAAGATGGAAATTATTGGCAAAGAAACCCCTGAAAAGGTGGATGCTGCTGAACGTGTTGAAGACGACATGAACTATCAGATTATGGACGTCATGGTTGAGTACCGTGCAGAACATGAGCGCATGTTATGGGGACTTGGTCTTTCAGGTAATGCGTTTAAAAAAGTATATGAAGACCCACATCTTGGACGTCAAGTCTCAATGTTTTGCCCTGCAGAAGATGTTGTAGTACCATATGGGGTTTCAAGCTTAGAAGCAAGTCCACGTGTTACTCACGTAATGCGCAAGACTGAGAACGAATTAAAGCGCTTACAGTATTCGGGTTTCTACTTAGACGCTGATTTAGGCAACCCAGTTAATAGCTTAGATGAGGTTGAGAAACGGATTGCGGAACAAATGGGCTTTCGTGCTACTACAGACGACCGCTATAAGATACTTGAGATGCATGTTGACCTTGATCTTGAAGGGTTTGAAGATGAAGACGAAGATGGGGAACCAACTGGGCTCGCATTACCATATGTAGTTACGATTGAAAAAGGTACGCAACAGGTACTTTCAATACGTAGGAATTGGAAGGAAGGCGATGAACATAAAATTAAACGCAATCATTTCGTACATTACCCGTATATTCCGGGATTTGGGTTCTATGCTTTTGGTCTTATTCATCTTATTGGCGCTTTTGCCAAGTCTGGCACTTCCCTTATTCGTCAGCTGGTCGACGCTGGAACATTATCTAACTTGCCCGGTGGTTTCAAGACACGTGGTCTGCGAGTTAAAGGAGATGACACACCGATAGCCCCCGGCGAGTTCCGTGATGTAGATGTACCAAGCGGAGCGATGAAAGATAATATTATGCCGCTCCCGTACAAGGAGCCAAGTCAAGTTTTAATGGCATTATTAGGTCAGATTGTAGAAGACGGGCGTCGTTTTGCTAATACTGCAGACTTACAAGTAGCAGATATGGGCTCTGCTGGAGCACCCGTTGGGACAACTTTAGCTATTCTTGAGCGTACGTTAAAAGTAATGACAGCTGTTCAGGCTCGCATCCACTACTCAATGAAGCAAGAATTACGTCTATTAAAAGACATTATTGAGGAAAATTGCCCCGAAGATTACGACTATGAGCCACAAGTTGGTAGCCGCAAGGCTAGAAAGTCTGACTATGCAATGGTTACCGTTATTCCAGTCAGTGACCCCAACGCAGCAACAATGTCTCAAAAGATTGTGCAATATCAGGCAGTATTGCAGTTAGCTCAACAAGCACCCCAACTATATAATATGGCACAGTTACATCGCCAGATGTTAGCCGTTCTTGGGGTTAAGAATGCTCAAAAACTTGTGATGCTTGAGGAAGATAAGAAGCCACAAGATCCTGTTACAGAAAATCAGAATCTTATAATGAGTAAACCAGTAAAGGCGTTTTTGTACCAAGACCACGAGGCACACATTCAAGTGCATATGGCAGCGGCTCAAGACCCTAAAATACTAGGTTTATTGGCACAAAACCCACAAGCAAAAGCTATTGAAGCGGCTATGGCAGCCCACGTTAGTGAGCATCTTGCATATGCATATCGCAAAAAAGTAGAAGAAATGATGGGTATGGAGCTTCCGCTTAATAAAGATAATGAGGATGACCAAGAAGAAATTCCACGGGAGATGGAGGTTCGCATTTCTCAGATGGCAGCTCAAGCAGCTCAACAACTGTTACAAAAACATCAAGGTGAAGAGCAGCAGCAAAAGAATCAGCAAATGCAGCAAGATCCGCTTATTCAGTTACAGCAACAAGAGTTACAGCTTAAAGGACAAGAAGTTGAGCTTAAGAAAACTCAGCAGAAGATTGACGCAGCATCTAAAGCTGACCAGCTTGCTATTGAGCGTGAGCGCATTGCATCGCAAGAACGCATTGCAGGTTTAAATGCCGGTATTAAAGTAGAAGATAGTAAGCGCAAGCTTGCTGCAACCCAACAGGCAGAAGGTTTACGCATAGGTGTTGATATTGCTAAACATAAAGCTGATATGGGGCATCAAGGCAAGCAGCTAGATCAACAAGGACTTTTTCAGCTTAGACAAACACAGCAATCTAATCAACAAAAAGAAAATCCAGAGAAGGAAACTAAATGAACGCACTTGAGGTTCTAGTACAACAACTAGACGAGAAGGCTATGCAGCTACAAGAAGCTTTAGCAACAGGACGAGTGGAATCGTACGATGAGTACAAAAAAGTGTGTGGTGAGATACGGGGTCTGCTGACCGCACGTGGATATGCATTAGACCTTAAACAACTAATGGAGAAGTCAGATGACTAACCTAAACCAAGCAGTAGATTTAACTCTCCTTCTGAACAAAAAGGAAGAAGAGAAGGCAACACAGCTGCCTAGACCACAAGGGTACAGAATCTTGTGTGCAATACCTGAAGCAGAAAAAAAGTTTGATGGCTCAGAACTTGAGAAACCAGACGAGGTTTTAAGAACCGAAGAAGTATTAACAACAGTATTGTTTGTGGTAGATCTAGGTACAGATTGCTACAAAGATGAAAAAAAGTTCCCTACAGGACCGTGGTGTAAAAAAGGCGACTTTATTCTTGTAAGACCCAATGCAGGTACAAGGTTGGTAATACATGGACGAGAGTTTCGTTTAATCAATGATGATAGCGTTGAAGCTGTTGTTGAAGACCCACGTGGAATTAGGAGAAAATAATGGACGAATTTAAATTTCCTGACGAAGTTGAACAGGTTAAAATTGGCGTTGAAGACGATGAATTTGATGTAACCATTGAAGTCGAAGACGATACGCCTCCCGCAGATAGAGGTCAAAAGCCGCTACCTAAAGAATTAGTTGAGAAACTTGAGGTTGATGAACTAGATCAATATAGTAAAGAAGCTCAAGAAAAGCTCAAATCAATGAAAAAGGTTTGGCATGACGAAAGGCGTAGAGCAGAAGAAGCTGATAGAGAACGCAACGCTGCTATTGACGCCGCTAGAAGACTTTTAGAAGAAAATAAACGTTTAAAAACAACACTATCTTCTGGTGAAAGAGAGTATCTAGACACAGCTAAAAATGCTAGTGAGCTACAGGTTGAAGTAGCTAAACGTTCTTATAAAGAAGCTTTAGAGACAGGTGACCCCGATAGAATTGTTGAAGCCCAAGAAAATCTGAACAATGCTAGTTTTAGGGCTAACCAAATAAAAAATTACCGCCCCACTTTACAAGAAGAAGAAAATGAGGTACAAATACCACAAGTGCAGCAAAAAGCCAAAGTCGACCCAAATCTCGACGATTGGACAAGTAGAAATCCTTGGTACGGAAGTAAAAAAGGTATGACTGCTTTTGCACTAGGTATACATGAAGAGTTGGCAGATGAATATGGGCCATCTTTTTTAGGAACTAAAAAGTATTACGAGCACATTGACAAAACAATGCGCAAAGTGTTTCCCGAGTATTTTGATCCTTTGGAACCGCAAGAAGAGCAAGAAGCTGAGCCACAAAAAGCACAGAAGAAAACAAGTACGGTAGTAGCTCCAGCAACTCGTAGCACATCCTCCAAACAGGTAAGGCTTAAGGCATCGGAACAAGCGATAGCTAAAAAATTGGGTTTAACAAATGAGCAATATGTACGTGAAATGCTAAAACTAGGAAACTAAAATGACTGATACAAATAGACTTACCCGTGAGTTAGAAACCCGTGAATTTGATGAGCGTCCTAAACAGTGGATGCCTCCTGAACTTCTCCCTGAGCCAGACAAACAGGCTGGGTTTGCCTATCGGTGGATTCGTGTTTCAACATTAATGAATTCAGATCCAAGAAACATCTCTGCCAAATTCAGAGAAGGTTGGGAGCCTGTAAGTGTTGAAGAACAACCAAAATTTAGACTGTTAGCTAATCAAGAAGGTCGTTTTAAAGACCATATCGAGATTGGCGGACTATTACTTTGCAAAACTCCAACTGAGTTTGTTGAGCAGCGTACGAAATATTACGACAATCAAACACAAGCACAGACGGAGGCTGTAGATAATAGTTTAATGCGCCAAAGTGATCCTAGAATGCCGCTCTTTAAAGAGAATAAATCTTCGACCACCTTTGGTAAAGGTATCTAAACTTTTTTAAATGGAGAATTAAATGGCTTATCCTATCGTTAGTGCGCCTTATGGCATTAAGCCCGTTAATTTGATTGGTGGTCAAGTATTTGCTGGGTCTACACGCAATTTGCCTATAGCCTACAATTACGGAACCGCTATCTATTACGGTGATCCTGTGCAGTTATCTGCTGGTTACGTTGTTATCGCCCCGGGCGGTGCATCTTTAACTGGCGCTTCATATCTCAAAGCTACCGTTGGTATCTTTTTGGGATGTTATTACACCAACCCAACTACTAAGCAACGTCAATATGCTCAGTACTATCCCGGCAACGTATTAGCTGGCGATATCACTGCTATTGTTGCTGATGATCCAGATCAAGTGTTCCAAGTTGCAGTTACAAACTCAGCTTCTGGCACAACAATCTCATCAATCCCGCAAGGTATGGTTGGTAACAACGTAGCTGGTAATACTTTAACTGGCTCTGCATCTACTGGTAACTCTTCTGCTGCTGTGATTGCTTCTGCAACTACAACTGCTATTGGTTCAGGTGGTGTATGGCGTATTATCCAGTTAGTTCCTGATACACAAATTAGCACTTCAGCTACTTATGTTTCTGGCGCTACCACAACTTCATTGGTTGTTTCTGGTTTAACAGTAGGGCAAGTAATCCCTGTTGGTACAGATATTTTCCAATTGGTTAACGGTCAGTTACAGAGCATCGTATCAGTAGTAACAACCGCAGCAACCGTCACGACAACAGGCAGTACAACATTGACAGTTACAGCTTCATCCGTAACACCGTCAGCTAGTGCTACTCTTGTTTTAGTTCAAACCCCAGAAGTGCTCGTGAAATTCAATCAAGGTGTTCACGACTACTACTCAGCTTAATCTAGGAGATATTTAAATGGCTATTTCTCGTGCACAACTA